CTATTACTGTTGCTATGCCGACTACATCCTGTGCTGTCCCTGTAAGGGTTAGCCAGGCTATAAAGAACCCAAGGAGGGTCCATAGCTGGGCTATGCTTTCCTTTACTGCTTCCCATATCCAATTAAAGAAACCTTTAATTATTTTCATTATATCCTCCTTGTCATGGCTGCTGCCACTATATTTCCTGCAATAATTACTGGCACTACAACCTCTTGTGCTTTTTCTCTTTGATCATCCGTCATATCCTTACCCCATTCTGATGGGCTAAGTAATTTCTCAAAATCAATATCCGCAATAGCTCCAATTGGGTCTGATAAAAATGCTTCTGTGGCAACCTCTGTTGTTGCATCTGCTAATGTATATGGCATTGGAGCACTAGCGTTTTCTTTAATTCTATCACCGAATTCTTCTAGAGCTTTTGCTATTGATGGTTCTGATGCCGCAAGCAAGGCTACCTTTGCTATTTCTGATGTTTTAATTCCGAGACCTTCAGCTACCGCCGCTTTTTGTTCTGGGGTTAATTTAGTCAATGTGTCTTTACTTGTTAAATCTGCAATTAAATTTGCTGTCTCTTGTGATATACTATTAGTTACATTATTTTCTGAACCAGAATCAATTGTTGGCTCTGGTGATGGCTCTACGATTGGAGTTGATTCTGGCAATGGTTCAGGCTCTGTGGTTTCTGTTTGGGTTGGGTCTGGGGTTGGCTCTGGACTGGGTTCTGGTTCGTTTGATGCTTCGTCCTCTGAAGGCGAGGATTCTGGAGTTGGAGAAGACTCTGGGGAAGGTTCAGGAGTAGGCTCTGTAGTAGGTTCAACTGTTGGTTCTGGTGTTGGCTGTGGCATATTAGCAAGGGCGGTAGCAATAGCTGCTGCTACTCTTTGTTGCTCTACAACCAAGTTTCATTATATAAATCCCAAGCATCATCTATTGCATTATTTAAATCAATAATAGATTGATCATAAGCTGTCTGCGTATTATCTTTAGAAACTAAAGCATTTGTGAGGTTTTGCTGGGCTGTTGTTAAGTTTTGTGTAGCCGTTGTTAGGTTTTGATTTAATGTTGTTAGGTTTGCATTCTGATTATTATATGTAGCAAGCTTATTATTATAATCTGTTTGTGCCGCTGCCTGTGCAGTTACTGCTGCATTGTATGCATCAATTTGTGATTGTGTTGCACCTACGCCATAAGAAAATGTATTTAAATTACAACTAAATCCTACACCCCAGCCTCCAGTATAATCACATCCTGCTCCTGTCCAACCCCCAGGAATTGCCCATCCAAGATGATAGTAGCCTGGGCCTCCTCCGTTGTACCACCATATTTCTACGTCTAAAGTTTTGTCTTGGCTTACATTATAAACTGGAGAATATTCACTCCATGATGATCCTTTTTCTACCCACTCATCAATTGCAAGCTGTCCGTCTACATACATTCTAAATCCATCATCTGTATATCCAGCAAAGTAGGTGGTGGTCCAATGAGAAGGGACCGTAATCTTTCCAGTAAATTTAACTATAAAGTCTTCATAATAACCGCATACTGGCGGCTGCATTGAATTTGAATTCCACACCCCAGTACATATTACTGAATCTGGTATTGCTACACCGTTCCACCCTCTTGCAAGATGATAGACGGTATATTGTAGTCCCTGATTGCCAGCGGATTGAACAGTAGATTGTGTTGTTTGTAAATTTATGTTTGCTATATCTAATACATCTTGAGCATCGTTCTTATCTTCTAGAGCTGTAGCAACTGTTACCGTTTGCCCATCTACTGCTGATTGAGCTGTATTCTTTTCTTGTAAGGCTGTTGCCTCTGCTTCTACCGCCGCATCATATGCATCATATGCATCATCTCTAGCCTCTTTTGCGGCTACTGCATAGTCATATTTATTTTCTGCTATATCTATAAGGGCTTTAGTATCGGCCTCTTCTGTAAGATTTGTTACCTTTTCGTTTAGTTCCGCTATCTCTTCAGCGGCAACTGAAAGTGGATCATCACTATAAGCAGGTGTGAGAAATAGCCATCCAAACATTAAAATGAATGCTAATGACAATCTCCATGCTTTAGTCCTAGTCAACTATAACTCCTAAGCAAACAATATGTCTGCTTAGTTAATTATATCATTGAACTATTTAGGATTGTCTGTTTTATAAAAGCCAGAACCGTTAAACTTAATTCCAAATGATCCGTAGTGTCTTTGCAATCTTTTACCGCATTCGTTACATAAATAGTTAGGCTCTATAGAATTTATTGATCTTTCTTTTGGAACAATACTGTCTGGTGAACACTCACACTTGTATTCATATATAGGCATTACTTACCGCTCTTTTTTCTCTTTTCAGCTAAGGCAACAAAATCTTTGACCTTAGTCTCTCCCATGTATCCCCACGCATAACCGTCTTCAATCATTTGTTCATTAACAGACTTAGTGTTTCCATCAAGGTACACCCAGCCTAGAATACGACCATACTTCTCAGAGCTGTCTGGCTTTTCTGTTTTTACAACAATGTCTTTAGCATCTTTGAACTTAGACTTAAGATACTCTTTTGACTCTAAGCCTAATGTTTTTTCAAGTTTGTCTGTTGTTCTAGACTCTGGTGTGTCAATGCCTGCTAGTCTAAGCCTTTGAGAATATGAAATGCTGAATCCAAGATCAATGTCAACATCAATAGTATCTCCGTCCACTATCTTTGTTACCTGCTTAACTCTGTATTCAAACATAATTCTCCTTAAATTTTAATGAGCAGTTTCGGGACGTGCTCAGGTCCATCCTTCGGGTAGCGACCCGAATAGTCTGCGACTCCCCAGTGACGGGGTGCAGATCTCTATTATACTATTTATTTGATCTTGATAGTCTTTGGCTTCTTGTCTTCAGGAACCAGCCTAATAATATTAATATTAAGCATTCCGTCCTTAAGAGATGCACTGGATACTTCCATGTACTCTCCTAGAGCAAAAGACCTTGTGAATTTACGTGCAGCGATTCCTTTATGCAAAACTTCTGCGTCGGTGATCTCGGTAATTTCTCCAGAAATAACTAATGTTCCGTTATCTACAGATAGATTAATGTCTTCTTTTGTGAATCCTGCAACCGCAAGAGATACCTGATATGTATCTTCGTCTAGCTTTAATACGTCATATGGGGGATACGATTGGCGTGATGCAGCATTATGCACGTTAGCCATTCTTTCAATTTCACGATTAAAGCCAATAAAAAATGGGTCCTTAAAAAGGTCCCATGTATATGTTGTTACCATTTTATTCCTCCTTCAAGCGAATAAGTTAATGTACGGGCCTCTTATTAGACGACCCGTACACTATTATATCAAATATTTTATTTATTCGCCAGAAGAAACTTCCGCTATTTTAGACTTGGCAATAGCAAGGACTGGCCCCACTAAAGGAGAGTATCCATTAGCCACAGCCTCTTTGTTACACTTGGTTACAGCAAAGGATAGGAACTCTTTTACTGCATCGTTTTTTAATGTATTTTCCTTAAATGCAACGATATAACTGAATGCTGATACGTTATACGATAAAGGGTTTTTATTGTTATAGTTTGCCTTTATAAGTCCGTTAGCCAATGGCTCAAAATCACTAAGGAATTGAGATGCCGCTTTTGAAGTAGGGGCAGTAAATTTACCAGCACCATTTTCAATTAAGGCAAGTTTTAATCCGCCAGCAAAAGAAGACTCTGCGTATGTTATTACGCCATTCATCTGACGGGCTATCATTACGACTCCGTGAGATCCTGATCCTGCCTGAGAGCTAAAAGATAGTGTTCCAGGATAAGCACTCTTAAAGTCTTTGTTGCCTGACTTAGTCCAAATTGTTGGAGCTACAGCATTTAAATACTCTGTAAATATTTGGCTTGTTCCAGATCCGTCTGCACGATAAGCAATTCTAATATTTGTCGCTGGAATCTTTGGCTTAACACCCTTAATTGTATTGTCTGCAACAATTGATTTATGATTCCACTTTGTGATCTTTCCTGCAAAAATATTTGCCAGTGTTTCTTTTTTAAGCTGTATAGGCTTTGAATATCCATCAAGTCTATAAATAACTCCAATAGGTCCAGCAATAAAAGGAACATAGACTATCCCTGATGGTTTTGCCTCTCCTGGGTTATATGGAGTGTCTGTTCCAGCAAAGTCGATGATCTTATTATTTAATTGTGATCTACCAGCACCAGATCCTAATGAAGAATAGGTAATAGTGTTTCCAGTTGCCTTGGCATAGCTGATTCTGCATGCGTCCAGGTAATTTGATATAAAAGATGATCCCGATCCAACTACATCTTCTGATGCGGTGGCGGGATGTGAAGTAAAGATACTAGCAACCAATGCTAGCGTTATGACTATAGATTTATTTCTCATAGTATTAATAGTATATCTTTTAAAAATACATAAGTCTACGTATTAAAGTAAACTTCGGGTTAAATGTAAGATAACATTAAAAGATGATGGGAGATTAATCGTTTGGAATATCCCTAAATGTAGTAGGGTCTATTTCTATCATTCCCATTTCTTTAGCTAACTTTTGTCCCTCTGGACTCAAATGTATTGTTGCCTGCAAATCTTCATCATACTCAATTTGTGCAAACCCAGCTTCGTATAAATTTATTAAAGACTTATCAACATACTCTATGTGGGACTGCCATAGTTCGGGTGCGTATTCTTTAGCCATTTCTTGATCTATAGAATAAATAAGTTCGCCATTTTCATCCATACCCTCTAGATTAACAACTCCTATTTCTAAATAGTAAGCAAGAACCTCGTCGCCGTCTTTATCTTCAAGACTCATTTATGGTTCCGTCCTCATTCTTATCTATAGTTGTTTCCACTATT